AGAAAAACGAGAGGGCCCTTTACGACCCTTAATTCTATATCCTGGCATTTCTTTATATACTTTTTAGAGAGAAAATAATTTTTGGGGAATTTCCCCATTTCCCCTTACCCCCGGGGAAATTATAGGGGTAAAATAGGATTTGGAGAATAATAAAAAAAAATTTCCAATAGAATTTATTCTAGAATTTATTCTGGATTCCAATAATACGGATAATATTAGACAAATATTTCAATATATTTAATCTGTATCTCTTTGCTACGGCGCAAGCGCTATCAATTGCATTAGGATTCTTTGACAAATAATCTTTTTAAAAAAAAGATAACAAAAATTTCAATAAAATTTAATCCAAATTAGCTTTAAATTCTATTCCGTAATACATTTGTATTCCCTGATCATTTCTCCATATCTTATCTTGTTCTTGTTTAACTTGCTTAAATTCATCCGCTTTCTTATCTAACATATAACCTTTAACTTTTTCCAAATCTGTTGGACGTATATTCTTTAAATCAATATTACATATCATATCTTTAAACACTCGAGCTGCGTCTCTCTTAACATGAGAAAATTTATGTTCTTCTTTATTTATTAATAAATGGACATGAATACCATCTCCTAATTTTTTATATTTATCATCAGGAACTCCTGAATATCTTTGTTCTAAAACATATAAATATTCTTTAATATAACTTAATTTAACAAATTTATTAACATATTTTATAAATGTAAATGGATTTAAACTCAACTCCTGTGGTGAAAATGTAATAAACATATATTTCGATTTTTTAACTTCATCTTGCATATCTTCTTGTATATGAATTTGCTTCATTATTGGTAACAAATGGTCGACAATTCCAGAATCTAAAATTCTAGTATAATGTGCTGTATATTTTGCTAATAACGCGCGTTCAAGAGCTTTACGGCGTATTTCACAATCTCCACGATATAAATTCGCAGAATCTAAACTGGCTTTATCTTCGATTTCACCATTCATAGCACGTTCTGCTACAGTTAGTGAGCGTTCGCCCACATCCGCTAATCTTCGTGTAAACTCATCAACGTCTCCCATAGTTCCTACTATATAATAAGAAAATAATTTCCCCGAATTTCTTACGGGGGTAAAAAAATAAATAAAATTTAAGGTAATTTTATAAAAATTAAAAGATTTTCACACAGCGCAAGGCTGGTCTCTACCAAGTTAAGGGAGACCAGCGCTATTGCTCTAACTGGCGAAACTTTTAATTGTTTAAGGATCTTTGAAATAAAATTTTCGATTAACGGCATATGAACATATATTATCTGTCAATAATGTTCCGTAACTATCATAAGCAACAACACTATATGCATAGTCAACAAATCGAGGAACTCCTGAACCGTTTTCATACTTTATTTTTTGATTTTTAAGCGGTATCCACACTGAAATAGCCTTATGACCTTCTGCGGCATTAAAAGTATCAGTTGATGTTATTCGTTGAGCGGAGGTTTGAATATTAAATTTAACAACTTTAATAATCTTATATTTCTCCGTATCTATATCTCTTATCATATAATTACTAGAACCTTGATTACAATAAGGAGCGGTTGAAACTGGCGCTTCTCTTGATTGATATTTAAAAAATATTATTTTATACATGACATTCGGTCTGTCTCCTTTATTAGCAAACCAAAATTTAAAAGATAAACCACGAGCGATAACTTCATCACCGACTCTACAAGCAATATTTAATGTTCCGTTTTGATCATCATTAACTGAAGTTGTTGTATTTAACATAGCATAAACAACCTGTGGTACATTATGGTATAACTGTTGATTCTCACTTATAGCGTGAGTATTTTTAGTTTCACTAGGTTTTAATGAAACTTTCTTAATTAAACTTACTAAACCTTTCGATACACTGGCTTTACGAATCACCTTTTTTACGGGCTTACGAGAAAAACGAGAGGGCCCTTTACGACCCTTAATTCTATATCCTGGCATTTCTTTATATACTTTTTAGAGAGAAAATAATTTTTGGGGAATTTCCCCATTTCCCCTTACCCCCGGGGAAATT